CAGCAGGCCGACGCCAATGGCCCAGAGCGGGCGGTGACGTTCGGGAAGCAGGCGGCCGACAGCAGCCAGCGCCTGGGGATCGCTCAGCACGAGCGTAACGAGCGCGCCCCAGACACCGGCAAGCCACGTCGACCACCGGCGCCACCAGAGGCGCCAGTGCGCGACCAGCGTGAGTTTCATTTCAGACCTTTCGGATGGTGGGGCCTCAGCCCCGGAAGATGTGCAGCCCCACGGCCTTCATGGCGACAAGCACGACACTGGCAGCGGCGATAAGGCCGGCCACCCATTTGAGAAACTTGCCCAGCGTCTTCACCGCCGACCAGGCTTCCACGATATCCTTGGTTTTTTCGACGTCGCCCTTCATCTTCTCGACGTCAGTCTTGATGTCCTGGATCGGTTGAACCGCCTCGCTGATCTTGGCGATCGCGGCGGCCAACGCCTCTACCTTCGCGTCGGTCGCATGATTGAACTCGGCCATTTCGTCGAACTTGCGGTCCCCCCGTTCGAGCCTGTCAATAACGGCCTTCATTGAGGCCGGATCAGGTGTGTCGTACATGACGCTGTCCTCCGAGGCTTATCCGACCGAGCGGACTAGGCGGGCAAGTCCATGCCGTTATTCACCTTGCCCGAGCAGTATGCCGACCACACTGCAAGCGCCGGTGCGAGCATCGTCTGAGTGAGCGGGCGATGATAAAGCATCGCGCCAACCGCTTGGAGGGGCTGGGACGCCAGGATGGCACTGTAACCGCCAATCTTGACGGACCGGGCCGGCGATGCGGCGACCATGGCAGTGCTGGCATTCGAGCTTTGCTGCAGAACGCCGTCAGCGCCCCAGAAGACGCGGCGCTGCCCGGTGGTCTGATCGACGGTGCCTGCCAGCATGAAGAACTCGGTCGCCGATCGGTGATGTAGGACGAAATGGTCAGCCCCCACTGCGACCAGGTTCCGCTTCCCCGCCCCTCGCCAAGCCGGGCCGTAGTTCCCGTGACAACGATAAAGTGACCATCGCTGTTGGTCGTCGGAGTCGCCGCGACATCCTGATAGGCGCCCATGCCGTTTGTCGGAATCGGCTTCATGATCAGAACCTCGGTCATGTTGTTCTGATCGAGGATACCGGTGTCGAAATACGAACCGCTGGCCAGCGATACGTAAAAATCGTTGTAAACGGGCGTTCCTGTGACCGTGAGGTCAGGGCCAGAGCCGTGATTGATAATGGATCGATCCTGATCGCCACCGAAGTAGTAGAGACCGACAAGATCGTCTGGATATGGGAAGGCATCCACGCCGGGCGTTGCTGCGCCCAGAAAGTGCGTGAAGGTCGCGGCGGACTTGAAAGATAGGGTCGACATAATCGCGCTCCGTCAGAGGCTGAAGCCGGGATTGAGGCAGAACGCGATGCAGCCGTTCTGTAGCGGGTAAGGCTTGTTCACCAGAGCGGGGATGTTCGCGCTAGCGTACATGCCGCTGTCGGCGAGATATTCGTAAAGTTCGCTCGCGCGCGTCTGGTCGCTGTCGAACAGGTTGCCGTTCCCGTTTGAGGTGGTCTTGCTGGCGTACCAGACCTTGACGGTGCCGACCGTGTCACGCCCCAGGGTCAGTTCAACGATCGTGTCGAAGACGATGCGCAACGAAGTAATCGGCACCTCGCCGCTGCCATCGGTGACCCGGAAGCCCTTGGCCGCGTAGTCGGTCGCGGTGTTGACGACGTAGGTCGAAAGCCATTGGATCGGCGGAGCCGGCACGAGGAAGTCGATCGCGATCAGGCGCCCGTCCTGCGTCACCTTGCGGGGCATGAGCGGCCGCCATTCCTTGCGCTGCTCGCACACCCGATGCAGCACCTTCCCGACCTGCATGCTCAGCCACCGCGAGCCGTTGGCGTCGAGGTGTTCGACCTTGTCGGTGACAACGCCCATCGGCCCGACCAAGTAGCGGCCGGGACCAGCCATCGACCATTCCCACTGCGCCATGCCGATTGCGAGATCGTTGGTATCGACCGTGAAATGACCCGTGGTCTGCATGAGCAGGAATGCGGGGATCGCCGTCTGGCCCTTCCCGGTGACGGTGCCCGCCAGCACCTGCGCATAGTAGAGGTCGAGCTGTTCCTTGTACCCTGCCTTGGTGTCGGTCGAGCCGAACGAGGCGTTGTAGTTGAACTCGCCCTGGTTCCAGAAGTGCGCGACGTGACCGATGGATGCTCCGCCGTCAGCCGCCGCCAGCGTGTAGGCAGCATCGACAACGCCGGTCAGGCGGCCGAAGCGCCCGCCGCGCATGTTCTCGATGGTCTTTCCGCCCACGCCGGACGAGGTGGCCACGAACTTGCGGCCGGGATCGTCCGCGAGCCCCTTCGCCTGGTTGTGCATGTGCTTGGCGAAGTTCACAGCGCCCACGATGATGCTCTCGCCTCGCGCGGCATTGCCGGCAGGAAGCGCTGCAACCGCCGCGTCGTCCATCACGCCGCCGTCGTTCTGCACCACGGAGACAAGCGGGTTGAACGCCAGAGCGCCTCCGGTTGGCGTGAAATTCGTGCTGTCATCAACGGACGGCCGCACGCTGCCCCCGATCATCAGGTTGGAGGCGAAACGCGGCGTCTTGGATAGTGCGGGCCAGGCCTCCCAGTTCGCCTCGTTGCTCTGCCCGTTCGCCGTGAACAGGTTGTACGTCCAGATCGGCCCGGCGGTGTAAGTGTTGACCGTCCCCGCCTGCGCCATCGAAGCGGACAGGTTGGCCATGTTGCGGGAGCCATACTTGGCTGCATCCGCAGTGCCGGGCGTGCCACCGGCCAGAATATCCGACATTGCCACGCCGTTGATCGACTTGACGCCTTCCAGGACCCCAAGCTTGGCAGCCGCGAACGCCAAGCGACCGGAGGATTCGACGCCCCCGGCAACCGCCTCCCGCGCATCGACGAAAGCTACGTCGAAGCCGGCGACGTTGTAGGTAAGCGACAGAGAGGCGCCGGCGGCTGCAATGCCCTCGGCGGACGCGCCGTTAAAGGTTTCCACGCCGTTGATCGATGGAGCCTCGACCATGGCGAATTTCAACGCCCCGTCTTGCGCAACGCCGCCCGCGATCAGGCCGGTTTCATCGAGAAAGGCGACCGCAAAGCCTGGTGCGCTGTACGACATGGAGGTCCCGAGCGCCTCCATGAACGCCTTGTTCTGGAGTGCGAACTGCTCCGCCTGGTCCGCGCTTTCGCCAGAGGCCTCCGAATAGTCCTGCGCTTCGCCCGCCTTTCCCTCGGCAAAATCGCCAACGGCCTGCATTTGCGCGCCGAAGTCCGGAAGCGCTTTTACCCAGTCTTCAGCCTTGCCGGAGAAGGTAGCAGAATCCTGCGAGCGCAGGGGCGGATCGGGCAGCGGATCAATTTCAGGGGCAGCCATTCGGTTCGCTCCAGTTGGGGCAGGAAGGTCAGCCTCGGCTCGCCGTCAGCGTCACGATGGCGCTTTTGAGGACGAGCTGGCTGAAGATGTTGCGAATTTCGATGGTGAGCACCGCCTCGGTGGGCTCGCCATCGGCAGAGGGATCAGTGACGGCCCATGACCGTACCGCGTCGAGCGCCTCCCAGGCGCCCACCGTTCCGGCGGCGAGCGCTCCAAGCTGAAGGGCTGCGCGCGATTCGAAATAAGCCGGGTTCGCCCAGGCTTCGAGCCAGTCATACTGGCGCACGGCGCCGCCGCTGGTGGTGGAATGGTAGATCCCGTGATCGGGCCTGATCTGATAGGTTGCCGTCTGGCTTGTGGTCCCGGACGAGGTGACATTGCCATTGACCAGGGTCACCGGCGGCGGCCCGCCAGCTCCGGCCAGCATGCAAAGCGCGCCGGTCACCCGATGCTCCCGGAGATCACCCAGGTCACCGCGTCCACCTTCACCAGCGTGGCAAGGCCATAAGGCAGCAGCGTGCGCGCGCCGGTCAGCGTCGTGCCGGCGAACCGCAGGGTATCGGTGGTGATCGCCACCGCCTGGTTCGCTCCCGAATTGTTGAACAGCACAACCGTGGTGCCGATGGGAAAGGCCACGGCGGCATTGGCGGGGATGGTGACACCGCCCGTGGTGATCGCGATCTGCTTTCCCGCATCCGAAAGCGCGATCTGGTACGCGGCAGTCTTTGTGTTCTGCGGCAGCCCGCGAAAGCCCAGGCCATTGGCGGCGACGGTTCCGGTTTCCTCGATCGTGGCAACCTGCCGGATCGAGGTGATATCGTCGTTCGCACCGGATCGCGCTGCCGTGATCCCGGCGCGCGCGGCGGCGGCATCGTCGGCCAGAAGCATGGCCTTTACCCCGGCGATCAGGCCCAATGCGTCCAGCATATCGTCCGCATCGGCACCGGCCAGCCAATCCCGGGCGCGTGCCGTGATCTGGGCCAGCGCCGAAGTGGCGGCACCGGTGAAGTAGATCAGCCGATCGGCCGCCGGAACCTTGCCCGTCATCGCCACAAGGCCCGGATCGGCATAGGCGGGCGCGGCAGCGATCAGCGCGGCCGTGGTTTCGAGCTGGGCGGTCAGCACGCCGATTTCGGCCGCGAAAGTGGATTGCCAGGCCACGAAGGCATCGGCCCGCTCGATGAACGTATCTGCATCGTCCGAGCGCTGGGGCGCCGGGGGCGGCGGCGTCAGTTCCTGCAAGGGCATCAGGTCAGACCTTCGAGTTCGAGCGAGAGATAGGAATCGAGCGCGAAGGCGATCTCGATCGAGAAGTCGCGGTAGAAGCCGTAGACCCACGTAGAGGTGTAGGTATCCGCCCCCACCCACACGATCGGTTCGGCGCGGTAGCTGGCCAGCAGTGCGGACAGCGCGTCGATGCGGGTGTTGTCCACGCGCAGCTTGTAGGTCGCGCGCTTGGCATAGGCGCGCTGGACGATGGTGAAGTTGCCGAAATCATCGGTTTCCTTGCGGGAATAATCCTGGATGCCGGTCTTGGCGCCGATCAGCAGATCGCCCAGCTGCTTGGACTGGCCGATCACGGCCACGCCGATCTTCGCCGTGCCGGCGGGTTCGTGGATCGTGATGCGGAAGGTGGGATTGGCGTAGTTCGGCAGATCGTAAGCCACCAGGTCACCGCGGCGGATGATCGGCTCGAAGTAGTATTCGTACCAAGAGTTGATGCCGCTGTTGGAAACGAGGTTGTAGGATCGGGAGAAGATCACGCCGTCGCCCGCCGTGCTCATCTCGATATCGACGCTGGCGGCGACGAGGTTGAGCAGCGCCACCGCGTCCGCCCGGCCTGCCACGGTGACCTCGAAGGACACCGACCTTGCGGCAGCGGTCTGGGTGGAGTTGAACTGGTCGAACATCGCGTAAGCGTTGGTCGCGCCCAGATCGAGCCACTTGGTCACGTCCGTCACGGCATTGCCGAGATTATCGGCAGCAAGGCTTTCGTAGGCGTGATGGGTGTCCGTGGAGATCACCCGGTGCCCGGCCGCATAAGTGGTGCCCTCACTCCATGCGGCATAGGTATCGGCCAGCGCGAACCACCATGCCCCATCGTCCAGCGGGTGGCCAAGATTGCCATCGGCCAGGCTCTGGTAGACACGGTATGTGAAACCGTCGGCATCGAGATCGGAAACCTGCGCGCCATCGGCATAGGTCGTTCCGGGTGCGTAGGCGGCCGGCGGCGCTTCCGGCACATTGGTCTGTGCCAGCGTCAGCGCCTCGCCGACCTTCATGGGGCGGACAAGGCGCATCAGCTCACAACCTCGACCTGAAGGGGCGTATCGCTGTCGGTCCGCACCGGCAGGCCATCGCCCTCGAAGCGGCTCCACAGCCGGTTCGTGTAGTTGATGCCTTCCACGATGGCCTTCTGATAAGTGGCCAGCTCTTCCTTCATCTGCGCGGTCAGATCGAAGTTCTTGTTGATCGCGTCGATCTGGGCCTGTGCGTAATCGACCTGTTCGTCGGCGGCGAAGATGCCCTGATCCACGGCAGCCAGCACTTCGCCCAGCGCGCGCTGGTATTCGATGGCGCTGCCGGCGTTCTGAAGCGCGGCGTCGAGATAGTCGGTCGAAACCCCGCGCAGGTTGCCCAGCGCCGTCGCATCGCCCTGCTTCGCCAGATCGGCGGTGGAGCGGAACGTGGCGGCAAGCTGCGCGAAACCGGCGGCGGTGTCCCCGCCCAGCAGTTCCTTCTTGAACGCCTTCAGGTCGTCCGCCAGCGGGCCGAAGGTGTCGACCACGTCGTTCAGGTCCTCAAGCTGGTAGACCAGCGCCTGCATCGGCTGAAGCGACTGCTTCGTCGCCGCCAGCTCGGCAAGGCGCTGCGCTGCCAGCGCTTCCTCGGACCGGCCAAGCAGGTTGAGGATATCGACCTCAAGCCCGTTCTGGTCGCTATACTGTTCCACCATGTCCTTCATCGCGCTGTCGATCGCGTCCTGCCGCTTGATGGCCAGCAGTTCTTCGAGCTGGGCGTATTCTGCCGCGCTCGCGCCGGCGGCCTTGAAGATGTCGCGAAGCTGGTCGAATTCCTTGGTCACCGTGTCGAGCGCGTAGCCGAGCGGGTCCGTCAGGCTCTGCAGTTCGGTGAACACGCCCTCGAACTTCAGCGCCTTTTCGATGTTGGCTTGCAGATCGTCCGATTCCTTGAGCAGGTTCTGCGTGCTGGCGCGCACGCCGGTGATCGCGCCCCGGCTGATCGCCTGCTGGATGGCATAGGCAATGGCCGCCTCGGCATCGTCGTTGAAGTCTACCGCGCCGTTCTTCACCTTCAGGCTCGTGCCGCCGGTGTTGACGCGGTAGTCGCCGTGGCGCTGACCCAGCGAAATCGTGCCGAAATCGCCCAGTGTGCCGCCCAGCGCATCGGCCACGGATTGCAGGCCGGTGTAGAAGCTATTGCCTGCCGTCGCCGCCGCGCGCTCGGACGCGCCGCTGTTGCCTACGGTGCTGGAAACACCCGAGGACGACACGTCCACGCGGCCCCACTTGGTGGACTTGAACATGCCGCCCACCAGGCCGCCCACGATCGAGCCGCCGATGGCGCCCAGCGGACCCAGCACGGCGCTGCCGATGGCGCCGCCGATCTGCGAGCCGAGCTTGCTGCTTTCCACGCCGAGCGAATCAAACAGCGAGTCCGTCATCGATCCGACCTGAACGCCGAAGCCCACGGCCTGGAGCGCGCCGCTCATGGTATTCGCAAAATCGCTGCCGGGCTTGAACACCTTGCTCAGTTCATCGCCGATGGTCTTGGCGATCGGCTTGCCGTTGGCGTCGGTCGTCATCCCGATGCCCAGGTTCAGGAAATCGCCCAGCGCCCCGCCCACGGCCGAGGTGTTGCCGGACACGATCCCCAGCAGCGCCCCCACCCCCTGGCCAAGCCCGCCGATATCGCCCAGCAGGCCGATGGTGTGGCGCAGCTCATCGTTATAGGCCTCGGCGCCTCGCGCGCGCGGCCCTGCGCTTCCTTGTTAGCGTCCCATGCGGCCTGCCCCAGATTGTCGACCTTCTTGGTGAACTCGGCCCAGTCCGCAGCCTGGTTGTTCATCAGCATGGCGATCACGTTGCCCTGAAGCTCGCGCCGCCAAACGGAGATGAAATCCTCGGCGGCCTGCTTGCCGGCCGCCTTTCCGTGCTCCGCCCCGGTTTCCTTGCCCGCCTTCTTCGCGTCCTTCTTCATGCGCTCAACCGCGCGGGCCTGCGCAAACGGGCTGATCGCACCGGCCATTTCGCCCAGGAAATCACGCTGCATCGTCGTGGAGACGGACTTGGCCAGCGTGTTGCCCAGTTTCACGCCCGCCCCGGCATAGCTGTTGGCCAGCTTTTCCACCTGCGGCGCGCCCAGCGTGCCGATGTGGAGGCCGAACTTGTCGAGGATGGTGTTCGCCTGCCCGACGAACCCGTTCACGCCGTCCACAGCCTTGCGGATCAGGCCGTTGATCGCGTCGATCGCCATGTTCGCGCCGCTGATGAAGATATCCGCGATCCCTGCGGGGATTTGCTTCCAGCTATCGCGCAGCGCGATCGGTACGACCGTCTGCAGGGCGATGATCTTGTTGGCGGCCCACTTGGTCCATTCGACCACGGTGTTCCACACGTCGCCCGAGGTGGTGCCGAAATAGGCGAAGGCGTCGGTCAGTGCGCCGGAGACGTAGGACTTGATGGCGTCATAGATGCCCAGCAGCGTGTCCATCCACGTCACGTGGACCTTGCTGTTCTCGTTGATGTCGCTGGTCAGCAGGCCGATGGCGCCAGCCAGAAGTCCGGCAGCAATGATGATGGGGGCGAAGGGGGCCAGCAGCGCCAGTAGCTCCGCCGCCAGGCCCTTCACGCCGATCCCGGCCTGCGACATGATGCCCTGTATCTGGGAACCTTGCTGCATCAGCGCCAAGAAGGCCAACTTCAGCGGCTTCGAGCTGGCCGCCGCCCCGGCCATCTGAACCCCAAGGTCCTGCAACTGGTAGACGAGGTTCTGCACCTGGTGCCCGGCAAGCCTGCCGTTGTTCCCCATCTTGGTCACGCCGTCGCCCAGGCTGGCAATGTTGTCGTTCGCAGCCTTGGCGGACTTGGCGATATCGTCGGAGCCGGCCTTCACCAGCTTCTTGATGCGGTCCATGTCCGCTTGCAGGCGCGCCACTTCCGCGACGATCTCGATATTGAGCCGCCCGGCCTGCACACCTGCCATAAGTCACCCTGTGAAAAGGGCGGCCCAAATGGACCGCCCGGTTAGCCGAAGATGGCTGCTATTTGCGCCGACACGCGCTGGCGCATGGCCGGAATGTCGTCCTCGATGCCGGTATATGGCGGCGGGCAGTCAGCCTTTTCCGCCTTGTGCCGCTGCGAAACGAAGTCGGTGGACAGCCGCCGGATCAGGCGGCCCTCCCAAGGCTCCAGTTCGATACCGGTAATGTCCTGCCAGGCGGCAAGGTCGCGCCAGCCCAGCGGATCTCCGCCGGGTGCCGCCGGGCCGATCTCGATCAGCCAGTCGGTCAGGTACGGCGCGGGATTGTCCGGCATCATGTCCGGCTCGCTGCGCCCCTTCTTCAGTTCGAAGCGGGACTTCGTGCCCCGCTTCGTCGATTTGCCGTTCTTGATCTCAGGTACGGCGTGCAGCCATGCCAGCTGCTTGACCCACAGGCTCAGCCGGTCGCCGAGCTGTCGGGAAAAGACCCCCAGTCGCTGGCAGCTCCTTCGATCTGATCGCGGATGAAGCCCAGCTGCGGGTTTTCATAGACCGCGCGCACCAGCGTCTTGGCGCCGGGGCCGACCTCGGGAAGCGAGACGTTCACGAACTCCTCGGTGATCGCGACAAGAAACGCCTGCTTGTCCTCGATATCGTCGGCCGCAGCCTCGATCCGGCCGCCGCTTACGCGCACGCGCTTCATCGTCTTGCGGCGCATGGCCGCGTGGGCGACCTCATAGACCTTCGAGGCGGGCGTGTGGATTCGCACGGCTGCGGGCTCGTTGTCGTCATCGAGCATGGGGGAGCCATCGGCATTCTTGAGCGGGAGCAGGTAAGTGGTGGGTACCTGCTTGGACAGGAGATTGACGGGCATTGGTCACCTTTCACGGAAGTGGCGCCCCTGCCGGCCCCGTGATGCCGGCAGAGACAAAAAAGCCCGCACGAAGCGGGCGAAAGCTCACGGGTAAAGGGTAGTGCGTTACGGCGCGGCGACCTTCACGAAGTCATCGCCGTCGTCGTTGGCGGTGATTTCGAGGTTGATGGTGCCGGTGGTGATGTCGTCGACGGTGCCGACAGTGGTCGGGAAGCTCATCACCAGCGCCATGAAGTAGCGCTTCGCGCCGTCCTGCAGCGTCAGTTCGAAAGTATAGTCTGCATCCGATTTCAGGGCAGCCTCGGCGATGATCTGCCCGGCATCGTCCTCGTCGATCGCCAGCGTGAGGTTCAGCGAGCCCGAGTTGTACGAGCCCTTCTTCTTCACCGTGGCGCGGGTGGCGAGCGGATTGTGCGTGACGAGGTTGTAGACGCGGCCAAGGTCGCCATCGACGTTGGTGATTTCGCCGATGAGGGTCTTGGTCAGGGCTCCGAAGCCGGCGGCATCGAAGGTGGCGGGCCGCCCGGCCGAAATGGCCAGCGTGGTCCCCGCCGAAGTGCGAGAGGTCATGTTCTACTCCATTGTTCGAAAGCCCGCTCACGGCCGGGCGGGGCATTGCCGAACGGCAATCGGTCAGGCGGGATCGTCTTCCCTGGTGGCCTTGCCGGTGGTCCTCGTCACCAGGCCAACCGGCTCCAGCTCGGCGATCTCGCCGGCGGTCAGTTCCAGTTTCTCGTCCTTCTTGAAGGACTTCCCGTTGCGGCGGAAATTGCGGTTGGCAATCGCGGTGGTGGCCATGTCAGCGTTCCTCGTTGTAGGCTATGCGGAAATCCTCGGTTCCGAGGTAGAGCGAGGCCGGCTCGTCCATGAAGTCCGGTCCGCCGCCGTCGTGATGCACGGTCACCTCGGTGATTCCGTCCACGTCCGGAAATGTCGCATCGGCAACCGCCACCAGCATCTTCTGCACGGCGGCCTGTTCGTCATAGGTCGCGGCATGGATGGTGGCCTGTACGCGCTGGGTAACGCGGGTCTTGCTCTGCTTGGAAAGCGTTTTGCGGGTGACGGACGAAACCCGCATGATCGAGATCGCCGGCAGCAGCGTGCCCTGCGGCAGAACGCCGGCCATGATCCGTGCCGCCGGTACCAGCGCCGTCATGCGGGCATCGGCCGTGGTCACGGCTACAAGCGCGGCGGTACCGTCCATCAATCGTCCTCGGGAACGGGCGCGGCGAAGCCGGTCTTGCCCTCGATGTAGCTGCGGATACGGTCGGCAAAGGCCTTGATCGCGTTATCGGCCATCGCATCCAGCGCCGGGCGCATGAAAGGGTGCGCGGCATGGCCGGGGTGATGGATGATGCCGGATCGGAACTCGTCGCCGATCTTCATCACGCCGGCGCTCACCTTGCCTTTGCCCTCTGCGGCGCGGCGCACCGTCACGCGGCCCTGTCCAGCCCCAGTGCGGGCGATCAGGTGCGCCGATACGCCGTACTCGGCGAACACGCCCAGATAGGCGTGCGGCGACTTGGGATCGAGACGGACCTGAATGGAAAACGTTCCGTCCTGGTTCTGCCGCGGCGAACCGCTCTTGATTGCGCGGGCCATCTTGCCGGACGACTTGGTGGCCTGGATGCGGGCCTCGTCGCGCACCGGCCGCGCCGCCGCCGTCAGCCCGGCCCGGTATGCGCCCTTCTGAAGGTTCTTCGGCAGCGCGGACAGGAAGGCGTCGAGTTCCTTGGTGCCGGAGACAGGATATTTCTTGTTCACGGTGCTGCCCCCTCGGTCGACCATTCCTCGGCCATCATTTCCAGTTCCTCGCGCCGGCTGACTTCGACCGGCCCCGACACGATGCGCAGCTTGCGGCCACGGTAATCGATCCGCATGTCGCCGCTAACGTCCTCGCGGTACCGGCACCGGATGCGGCAGGGCCGCTTGGCCAGCGACATGCCCTCGACCACGCTTTCCCCTCGCGACGGCAGCACGTCCTGCACTTGCGCCCATGCCTTCGGCAGGACCGGCTCCCAGGTCACGGTGACCCGGTTGTGCGGTCCCACGCGCGTCTCCACCCGCCGCTCGAACTGGATCCGGCGATCGTATTTTCCGGCTGCGGCCATCAGATCAGCACCCGGCGAAACGGCGCGCAGAGCTGGCGGACACCGAAGGGCACTTCTGCCTCGGTGCCGCGATCGGTCACGGCTTCACGGTTCTTGTACAGGTGGCCAAGGAACAGCCGAACCGCCGCCAAGAGCGAGGGCGGCGCCTTTCCATCGGGATACCCGGCAGAGAAAACGATGCGGAGATCTCCGCCAACGTCTCCCGGCCAGCGCCCACCGATCTTGGGAAGCACATCACCGCGGGCGGTAATGCGGTAGTCGGCCGGGCTGCCTTGAACCGGCAGGCCGGAGCGGTTGAGCCATGCCACGGATGTAATCGCCGTGACCGGCCCCATGCTGAGGGTCAGGACCTCGGAGCCGCGAGGAAAGCTGGCGGCTGACCATTCGATGCCGGAGGCAGGCCCCAGCTTCAGCGAGCAGTACCCCTCCACGAAGTCGATCGCCGCGTCGCGCAGCGCCTCGATCAGGAAATCTTCATCGTCACCATCGGCCCGCAGATGCTCTTTGCACGCCTCCAGCGACAGGATCGCGTCGCCGTAGCCTTCCGGAAACGGCGCGTGGAGTAGTTCGAAGATCATCTGCGGGTCCGGCTATCAGTCGGCCTGGGAGGCCTGAAGGTTGGCTGCCACAGCGGCGTCGGGCGACAAGGTGGGATCGTTGAAGTCGATCTGATTGGCCGACACCGTCTGCCCCTTGCGCGGCGTGTTATCGACGGCCGGGTGATCGGTATCGATTCCGCTGACGATCTCGGGTTCGATCAAGGCTCCCGATGCCGCAACGTCAGTGGCGGGGGTTAGGTCTGCCAGCGGCGACAGGGCGGTGTCAGGGACGCCGGGCACGTCGGACAGCTTCACATCGCTGGTATCCACGGTCTTTTTCGCAGCAGTCATGTCGATTTCCTTCGATAGTTCGACTGGGGAAACCGGCGGGCTTTCACCCGCCGATTGGATCAAGCGCCGATGATCAGCGCCTTCATCGCGTCCGGGTTCTTGACGCCGCCGCCCACACGCTTAGCGCCTTCATCGCGTCCGGGTTCTTGACGCCGCCGCCCACACGCTTGGTGGTGTAGAAGTGGACGAACGGCTTGTTGGTGTAGGGATCGCGCAGCACACGGATGCCGATGCGGTCGATCACGAGGTAGGTTTCCCGCATGTCGCCGTAGAGTGCGGCGATGTTGCCAGCGGCCACGGAGGGCATGCCCGGAAGGTGGGCCACCGGCTGCCCACCGATGGTGGCAGGCTGACCAGCCTCGAAGGCTGGCTGCCACAGGTAGTTGCCCTGCCCATCCTTCAACTTGCGAGCGGAACCGGCAGTCGTCCGGTTGAGGAAGAGACGCGCGTTGGCCTCATACTCCTCCGGAAGCTCATAGATGAGCGTCATGAGACCATCGCCCGTGAGCGCGGCCGCCGCACCGGAATTCACAGCCTTGATGTCGCCCCAAGGGTGACGAGCAGCATTTGCGCCCCCGGTGACGTAGGTCAGGATGCCGTGAGGCTTGTTGTTGCCATCGCCCGACAGGTTGGCGATGCCCTCCTGACGGGCGAACTCGGTTTCGACTTCGTCGGCCAACCAGGCTTCGACGTCGAATTCCGCGTCGTCGATCAGGCCCTGCGATGCAGCAGGATTGGCGTAGAGCTCACCGAGGCCCCAACCGAGCGAGGTCAGCCCCGGCGTGGTGGTTGCAGGTCGAGCGGCAGTTTCACCGACCCAGCCCGAACCGACATTGCGATCCGAAAACACCTTGCTGAAGCCAGCGCCACTGATCGAGATGACAGTCGCGTACTGACGGATGGACGACACCTGCTTGAGCCGACTTGCGAGGGTGCGATCCCACTCCACAGGCGCCAGGTAACCGCCTTCGCCATCCGTCTTCGTCGCGGCGGCCTTCACCGTTTCGAGCCGATCCGAGCTGACGCCGCGGCGGAAATAGGAATTGAACTGCTCGGTATACTCGGGGTCGCGCGGATCTTCCTTGCCGCCGATCTTGGCCGCAGCAATCTTGGCCAGAGCGGCGTCCATCGCCTCTTCGATATTGCCGATCGAAGTATTGATGCGCTCGACGTGCTCCTGAAGCACCGCGTCGTCGACCTTGGACTTGAGCGATTCTTCATGCTTCGCACGCATTTCCCCGACAGCTTTGTTCAGCTGTTCGAAGAGAGCCTTGGGATCGTTGCCATCGGCGCGGATGGTGGCGCCGAGCAGCGCGCGAGGTGCGGCGGCGGCAGTGATAAGGGCGCACGACGACGACGCCCCAAGGATGAGGTGGTTTGGCTTCATGTTTTCCTCGGTAGTTAAGCCCGCAGGCTGTCCAAAAGAGCGGCGGCCGAAGCCATCCAGTCGGTGGAGCCAGCGCCAGGCGTGGCTGTGTCATCGGCAGCGTCCGGCTTGCCTTTGATGCTTTTGATCCGGGCGCGCGCTTGAGCGCGGGTCATGCCCGAGTTTACGAGGGTCAGCTCCATGGCGCGAACCTCATTGGCTTCGCGGTCAGACGCCTTCGCCGTCTCATCGACCTTCATCTGATCGGCTGCCAAAAGCGCGTTGGCGAAGCCCCGTTCGATAGCCATGGAGCCTGACATCCACGTTTCGTCGTCCATCCATTGAGCACAGGTCTTGGCCTCCTGCCCGGATCGAGCGGCATAAACGTCTGCCATTGCCTGGTCGAAGGGGGCCAGGAACGCTGCGACCTCTTCGAAGTCATTACGGTTGCCCGCCGCCACGACCCAGCAATTGTGGATCATGAGGAACGACGCCGCGCCAATTTCGATGGTGTCGGCGGCCATGGTGATCACTGACGCTGCAGACGCGGCCATGCCCATTACCTTCACGGTTATGGGCTGCGGGTGCTCGCGCAGCACGTTGTAGATGGCGAGGCCTTCAAACATGTCGCCGCCACCGGAGTTGATCTGAACTTCGATCGGCCGATCACCGATGGCGCGCAACTGAGCAGCAACCCTTTTTGCGGTAACGCCGCCACCCGTCCACCAATCCTCGCCGATCACATCGAACATGGTGATGACGTTGTCCCCCTGCTCAAGGGCCGATGGGCGAATGCCAGCTGCATCCTCCCCCCAACGGTCCATGACCGGCAGAGGGGAGAAAGCAGACACGCGGCGATCGGCAGGAACAGGCAGGGCGGCAGGCCGCGCCATCGCCATCACTCGGGGCATCTTACGCATCGGGCTGTCCTTGCATCCAGGCGGGGGTATTGCCCCATTCCTCAGGGTTCATGTCCATTTTGTCGCGGGCCTCATTTGGCACCATGAAGCCGCCGGCGCCGGGTCCGCCGAGCGCCTTGGCGAAGAATTCTGCCTGATCCTTCAAGGAGCCTCGCAGCAATGCGGCCTCGTTGAATTTTGCATAATGGTTCACCCGATCTCGGTCGTTCAGGAGGGACGACGCGATGGTCTCTTCCCAGGCGTTGAACCAAGGGAGCAGGCAGTAGGTCACAAGAAAGAGGCCGAGCTGTTCGATACCGCTGCCCCAGCTGGTCTCGTCGAACATCAGCAGGGGGCGCGGGACGCCTGTGTATCGGCTGACTTCCTCGGCCTGGTGCTTGCGCTGCGCCAGACCTTCAGCGTCTTTGCCGGTAGCTCCGAACGGCTTTGCCTCCATGCCCTCCTCGGCAACGACCCAGCGGCCCGCGTTTTCCGATCCGACAAAACGCTCTTCCCACTGCGCTCGCAGGTTCAAAATGGCTTGTTCGGACAGGGATTTCGGATGCTGCAGGATTCCGCCTACGTAAGCCCCGTTCTTGAGCATCCGCGACGCGGCTTCGTCGGCAACGTTGGCCAAGCCCAGTGCTTCGGCTGCCACCTTCAGCAGGCCATCGCCTGAAATCCCATCGCTCGACCAGGGCGCGCGGAGGTGAAACACTTCGTCAGCCTCGAACCGGCGAGTCGTGCCGTCTTTCGCCTGGTAGTCGTACGCCAAGGCAAAATCCTCGCTGAGAACCGGCTTCACACGCACAGGATCGAGCGGCGCAAGCGCCTTGATGCCGAGCAGGCCTGGCACCTTGTAAGCGTAGGCATTTCCTCGCAGCAGCGCCCGCCCCTGCATGTAGCTCTTGAATTGGTACGGCGTTTGCCAACTGTTCGGTTTTACGCGGAGCAGCTTCCACACCGCGTGATTGTCGGCTTTCTCGATGTTCTCGCCGACACGGCGGTGAAGGTTCAATGGCAACATGCCGATGGTGGACGCGATCAGGTTCACCGCGCGAAAGAACGTAGCATTGGATAGCGCCGACCGTTCCGTAACTGGTCGACCCGCGCCTCTCGCAAACCCTTCGCCGAAGAAGCCCTCGGGCAGGCTCCCGCGGTCGAGGAAGCCATTGGCCTTTACGGCTGACGACGCACTGTCCGCGCCGGCGCCTGCCCAACCGAAGAAGCGTTCAGCCCAGCCCATCAGAAAACTACCAGTCCGCGATCTTCATAGACCGAGACGCCGTTGTCATTCGCAGCAACGGGGTTCAGCTCAAGCAGCTTGGTGGCGTTCAGCCCAGCCATGAACGGGTCGATTTTACCCGTCCCTTGGGTGTTCTTCACGATCATCACCGTCTGCCGTCCTAACTCTTCCTTCGCGTTGCTCACGCACCACGCCATCATGCGCGACCCGTCATGGACCGCGCCGTTGAATTTCAGTTTCCGGGCAAGGCCGACGATCGCTGACATGAGACGGAACCCCTGACCGACCGACACCACCTGCGGATCTTCCAGGCCGATTTCTGCCAGCGCGTCGACCAGGTCACTTACCCCTTGGGGGTCGAGGCCAACCGCGCCGCGTTCCGGTAGAAGGCCGCTAGCCTTGACCTCTTCGATGACGGCGACAATTTCGCGAATGTCCTGGGGGCGCTCGTAGGCGGTATCATCTGCATCCAAGCCGAGCGTTTCCGACACGACCTCCGAACAAATCACCAGATCGCCGTCGCTTTCGTAGTCGTGCAGTTGAGCCGCGATTTCCTTGCGCCGAGTGAGCACGTCCGGCCAGCACCAGGCCTTGAACCAATACAGCCAGCGCCCAGTCCCGCGTTCGCGGCCGGCAACGCACAATCCGTAAAGGTCATCGAGGCCGCCGCCGTCGACGCCTACCACCACTACCTCCGAGCGAGCGAGAAGGCTGGCCAACGTCAGCGACTTATCGGCACAGGCTTCCCAGTAATCTGTCCCGCGCCAGCGATCGCGCCGCAAACGAAGCCCGATTTCGACGTTCAGATGCTTCGCAAGGAACACCTGGAGCCCTTCGCCTTCGCCGATCTGCTCTTTGCCCAGCTCGGCCTGGAGCCATTCGACAGTTACCGATCGGCCTATATGAGGGTTCGTAACGTAGAAGAATGCCGGGTCCAGATACGCTTCGGCGTCCAGCATTTCCACCGGCCACTCGTAAAGCATGGCCATGGTCTTGGGGTCATCGATGACGCCGTCGCGCACGTCGCGCATGTATGCCAACTTGGTTTTGTAGACACCGCTCGGCGGTTCGTCCGAATGGGTCGTAATGTAGAGTGTGAAGGCCTCAGGGCGGGCGGAGCCGCCACCCAGCGCCTCTCGCAGCATCGCTGCCGCCTTCGGCTTCTTTCCGAACAGCCACAGCTCTTCAATCAGCGTGATCGAAGCCTTGCCGCCAGCGACGGTGTCGCTGTCCGCCGCGATCACCTTTAGCACCGCACCCGTGTCCAGATGTTTGATCTGCGTTGGTGCTCGATCACCTTCAAGACGACCGACAACTCGGGGTCGGCGCGGACCATGCCCATAGCCGGCTCAAAGCTGTTGTTCGCAACTTCCAGCGTCGGCGCCAAGATTTGCAGGATGGCGTTCGGCCGCCAGTTGAGGATCAGAGCCGTCACCATGATGCCAGCGGCGATCATGGACTTGCCATTCTTCTTGCTGATCAGGAGCATGAACTCCGAAATCAGCCGCTTTCCTGTTTCCGGATCCTCGGCGCCGAAGATCGCGGCGACCAAGTCGAATACGAAGTCGTCGCAGACCTCGCCTAACGTCGGGTGCCGCTCGCCCTCGCCGACAACGACCTTCGGCAGATCGACGACCTGCAAGGACTTGAAGACGCCGAGTGCATCCTCAGCCTTTCCGGGAAACAGAGGCGGGCACGGCACCAGGCTCTTTCGCGCGACGATCCGTTCCTGCCAATCCAGGCAGGCAGTGGACCACTTCGGCGCAGCCATCGCTTCAATTCAGCAGGAGCGGCGGCGGAGTGCGGGCGGCGAATTTGCCGCTGGCGTTTGCAGCTGCTTCCTTCGCGGCCTCCTTTTTCCCCAGACGGGGCGATGGTGCCGCATCGGACCGTCCGCGATCCTTGATCTTCTCGCCCAACGTTCGGACCTGTTCGGCCTGGATCATGCCGGCCAGCGCCTTCTCTGCCGCGACGTTGCCACCCTCGGCAGCTTGGTTGAGCCGTTCGAGCTGCCGCGCTTTCATCATCAAGGGCGCATGCCCAGCCCGGGCGATCTCGTTAAAATAATGCTTGTAAAACGTGGGCTTAGTGATGCCGAGCACCTTGGCGATGTCAGCAGGCTTGTGCCCGCAAGCGAATAAGAGACTGACTTTGTTGGAGTTTTCGGCGGTCCAGACATGTGCAGGCCGACCACGCCCCTTTTCAGGCAGCAGCGGCAGGCCGAACATGTCGGTCTGACCCTCCGAAATTCCATCATGCGTCAAAAAAAATCTCCGAATGGGACGAGTGGCGGTCAGGAGGCCGTCAGACCCCCGAACTTTCGACCACCCCCCATTCAGGTTGTTGGCCCGCCGGATGAACGATGGTTTCGTTCAGATTGACCGCTCTCGACCTGAACAGGCCTGCGCCCGCCGGTCACCGGCCGCCTCGCGCCCGCTTCGCCCGCGCCTCCGCCGTCTTGCGGTTGTGGCAGGGCTGGCAGAGCCATTCGAGGTTGAGCGGATCGAGATCAGCGCCGCCGTCCTTCCGCTCCACCTTGTGGTCGAGGATCAGGCGCTTGGTGGAAGCGCAGACCGCGCACCATTTGTTCGGTTGAGCGCGCCGCGCAGCAGCCCATTCGGGCGACTGGTAGAAGGTATCCGCCACCTTGGGCATCGCAGCCACCCGAGGGCGGAGGGAGCCGAGGCGAGACGGCATAGACTTGAGGCGGCCCATACAGGCTCCAAACGACGACGGGCGGCAGAGGCCGAAGCCACTGCGCCCGCAGTTTCAGGAGAGGTCACGCTGACGTTCCGGTTCCAGCGTGCCCTTGGCTTACCCCACGATCCTGTTCAAACGGACACCCTTTATTTTCGTGTTCAAAATCTAGGAGTCTTGACGATTGAACATAGGATTACCCACGAGTCGGAACGGCGATGCGTGTTCAAACCGCTCCGGCTACCCGCTCCATGGCCACGGCGAGCCGCCCTATCGCCCGCTCATAGGCCTTGCGCATCCCGTCGCTCGAAGTCGGCAGCACGCTCCGCCGCGCGAGGTTGTACAGCTCGCCGTCGAGCGCACGGAACACGCGGTCCCATCCGAAGCCGTCCGGCCCGGGCCAGCGCTTCATCACGACCACACGCCCGACGAGGGGGCGGTGCCCTTCGGGGATGATGTTCGCGAGCGGACGATCGCCGGTCAGCATGCGCTCCACGAGGTTGGCACAGCGCCGCGTCAGCTGCGGCGAAGGGCTGATCTCGGTATCGGCATAGTCCGACTGCAGATCGCGCACGATGGCAGGCCAAGCCGTGCGCTGCCCGGCAGCGAGGTAAGCGCGCTCCCGATCCGGCATCGCGCCCAGGTACTCCAAGGCGGCCGTGAGCGTGTCCTCTGCATCCTGCCACGTCACCAAGGTCATAGTTTTCCCCATCTTACTTTGAACCTGAAATCTGAATTGAGAGAGTGACGGACGGTAAATGGGTGCATAGGTCCGAAGAGCATGCGCGCGTGGGAGCGCATGGGCATCACGTCCTATGTCAACCGTCCGTCACCATCCGTCATTTTGCAGAAACCGCACGTTTCTGCCGTGTCGAGCGACGGACTGTTGCAGGTCCGAACAATCCGGTAACATTCCGTCCCAACCATCCGGCGCGGCGCCGAAGTGTTGCAGGAACGCCACACACCCATTCTGGCAAATGGCCTCGCACCCCGCAATGACGGACTGTTGAAAGCCAACCATCCGTCACAGTCCGTCGCACCGTCCGTCGCGGGCCGCATCTCAGTCATCACCGAGCGGATCGATGTCGTCATCGTGGCTCAGGAAGTCATCTGCACTGCCACGAGCCATGCCCTGATCGCCGCCGAAATTCGCGGTCGGCTCCGCCGACCCACCGCTTGGCCTATCGGCAGGGCTCATAGCCCCACCGGCCGCGAACGGGTCTTCCTCGCGGAACTTGATGCCGCGGCGAACCTTGTTGCCACGCCTGTCCTTGGTGCCAATGATCTGCCGCTGGGTCAGGTCGCGGCCGAACTTCGTCGCGTTCCACTTCTTGCGCTGCTCTTCATCGAAGTCGTTCCGCTCCATCCACGCCTTGAAGTCGTCGAGCAGCACCTTCGAGGGCGTCACCGCATCGCGGTCGGTCAGATCGCAACGCGCGTCGATCCATTCGCCCAGCGGGCTCGCCTGCGCCCAGAAGTCGGTCAGCGCTTCGGTTTCAACGTCCGGCATCGGCACGCGCCTGTCGCCAAGCCATTCGAGACATCCGGCGATCATCCAGTTGAGGATGCCGCTCTTTTCACGCAGCAGGCGCTCACGCAGCTGCGCGGGTGGCTCGAACCCGGCGGGCGTCAGGCGGATATCGACGTCCCACAGGATCAGGCGGAATCGCCGCCGGAAACCCTTGTCGTCGCTCGGCATCGATGGCAGCGGATTGACCTCGACAAACAGCTTCCACCTGGGCTTGAAGGTCAATTCCGTCTTCTCGCCAGAACCGCGCGCCGTCAAAGTGCCGCCGCCGGTCACCTGCTTGATCGTCTCGCCGTCCCACGTCACCCGGGGCGGCGGCTCATCACAGAGCACGAAGCGGATATCGCCGGACAGGCGAACCAGGTCGGAGCGATGCTCGCTGCCCGATTTCTGGAAGCTCGCCTGAAGGAACGTCTTCACAGGGCTGTGCCGGTAATAATCGCCGTGCAGATCGCAAAGGATCTCGTGCGTCTTCGTCTTGCCATCACCGCCGCGGCCCTTGTGAACGTAGAATTCCTCGCAATCGGTCAGCCCGGTCAAGGTCTGCCCGTACATGCGCGGGAACACCGCCCTCACCTCTGGATTCGGCTGCACGAACTCAAGCCGCTCGGTCCACTGGGGGCAGGTCGCCTTGGGATCGTATTCGACATTGGCGATCTGCATCAGCATGTCGCGCGGTTCGTGCCCCTGCTGCCATTTGACGATCCAGCGCCCGCTGTCGTTCTGTCGGAACCTAAGCGTGCCGTTCAGCACGTTGTACGTCAGCGGATCTCGGTCAAAGTCCTCCGACCAGGCTCGCATGCTGACAAGGTCCCGGGCCTGAAGCAGCATATTGGTCGTCGCATTGGCGTTGCCGGACTTGATCGCGTGGCGATGCAGTTGCGTCAGCCTGTCCAGCGCACGCGCCGGCGTGCACCATTCGCCAAAGCGCTCGCGCAGGGCCTCGCCGTCCGGCGCCTTCGGATCGCCGATCAACTCGCCCAGCGCCGCCGCTTCGTCGTGCAGATGCATCGCCACCTCGTGCGCCAGCTGGCGCGCGCGATGCGGCCCTTCACGCTCTGACCAGCGCTTGTCGTCCCACGCTACCCAGGCCTTGTCGTCGACCCACTTCAACCGGCCCTTGGCAATGGCCTCCAGACGGCGGCCGTTGCCGTAATCGTTGCACTCGTACCATGCGAGGCGCAGGGGATCGTCCACGGGCACCGGAACCATCGGCCCGTCATTGTTTGAACTCACCTCAGTTCCCCCTCATCATGCGGCTGATCTGCGCCGCCGCCAGGGCATCGTTGACCTGGCGAAGTTTCTGCGAAGCCGGTTTCGCGCCGTTTTCGGCGGGTGATGGACCGGCAAACATGGCGACGAGCTTGCTGTCGCCCTCGATCTTGGGCGCAGGCTGCGGCCCGTCGCCAATGTCTCGGTAGATCTGAAACAGCTCTTCGCTGGCCAGCATCAGGTCGCGGCCGTGCTTGTCGCACTTCTCCAGCCACAAGCAGGCCTCAGTTATCTTGCGCGGGTCGAACCCGGCAGCCTTCGCCTTTTTCAGCTCGACGCGGATCGTGGCCGATACTTCCACGCGGTCGGCCCGCAGCTCCAGTATGCGGCCGATGATGGCGCGCAGCTGCTGCTCGCTGGAAGCATTCGGCGGCGCCACGAACTTTTCGCGTTTTGGGGCCGGGCCGGCATCGGCATGCGCCGTGGCCTGGCCGGCTACACCCATGTCCGCTTCGTACTGCGCCAGCAGGTCGTCGGCCGCGTCGTGGTCGGCAGGATTCATGCCAAGGCGGCGGACCAGGTTGCGGATCGTCTTGCGATCGTAACCCATGGCGGAGGCCTGCTCGTAAACTCCGCGCCGCCCCTCCATCGCGTCAGCAATCTCGGAGTTGTAGGCCTGAATGGCGCGGACAAGGCCGCGCAGACGATCGTCTGTCACTGGATGCCCTCCTGAATTGCATCGTTGAAATCTTGGCCGATGCGCGCGCGAACGGCCTCGGCCTCGCATCCTGTCGCCCGCCACCCTTTGACGAACAGCTGACCGCAAATGTCGGCGCGCTCGGCCCCGGTGATGTCGCGGCGGACGATCGGCCCGCCCCGGCGCTCGACCACGCTTTCGCCGCTGCGCAGGCCGGTCCGGGGATTGAGCACGCCTCGCAGCGGCTTCATGTCGGCATCGATCAGGCCCGTAACCGGGCGCGATGCCCCGGCACCAGAAAGCACGGCCGCTCCGGATCGGGCTTGACGTTGAACAGAGGCCAGACGTTGCCGCGCCACTTGGCAATCCCGCCTTGCAGGTTGTCCAGGCTAAGCGTGGCAATGCCGACGTCGGTCGGATCGGCGCCGCCGATCGCCATGCCGGAAAATACGGTTTCGTTACCTTCGCCGATCCAGAGGCGGGCGTCGGATCGGTATTCGCCCAGCACCACGCAGCCGCGCCCGACCGGCCCCAGCATCCGCCGCTTCGGCAACCATGGATCGGCGGCATCGGCCGCCGCCCAGGGCGCCCGCCGCTTCATCGTCCCGGTGCCTTCCGGGTTGAGGTAGGTCACGTGAACCCCCACCGGCACCCATTCCAGCCCGGGAACGCGGCCCATCACTGTGGGCACGCAGGCCAAGGCGATGACTGCGGGCGCGTGAAGCGCCTTGCGCGGGTCGGTGCCCTGGGGCCAGCTGACGCAAGGACAGTTCGACATGTAGCGAAAATTGGCGAGGCGCTCCGCGCCTAACTGAGCAACCGGTACGCCGCGCCCCATGAAATACCGGCGCACGGCGCGATCATCCCGCGCGGCGTGCTTCCATATCCACCGGCCCATGTCGATCGGTTCGACCGGTTCGCGTTCGCGGCGCGGGCGACTGGGCTTGTCCGCCTTCTGCCGCAACACGGTGCCTTGCGCGGCCCGGTCGCTACCCCCGGTGTCGCTGATGCCCGCCAATCGCTCCAGTTCGGCCAGCGCTTCCATGAAGGGCCATCCCTTCAGGTCCATCAGGAACGTGAACATGTCGCCATGCCAGCCACAGCCGAAGCAATGCCCATATCCGTCGCCCGAATGCGCGCCCTTGACCGAGAAGCTCAGCGAAGTGCTCCCGTGGAACTCGCACTTGCCACGCCGGCGGTCGCTGCTGGCCGATCCCGTCAGCTTCACATGCCGCTCGATCACGGCGCCGATCGTCAGCCGGCGGCGGACCTCGGCTTTGCGTTCATCAACCGTCGGCATCGCTCGCCTCGTGATCGGAGATCATCTGGTCCAGCAGATCATGCGCCTTGCGCAGCGTCCTGACAGCACGGGCCACGTCCAGGCCGGGCCCGGTGCCGCAAAGCTCCCGGGCCAACGACGCCATGCGCATGACTTCCGTCGCCAGCAGGCAGACCTCCATGCGGGTCGGCCCCTGCGGTCCAAGTTCCGAATGCGCCGACATCACGCCGGCACCTTCATCGAGACAGGCCATTGCGCCCTCTTCGGAAGCGAAGCCTGGACGTGCGTCTTCGGACTACGGTTGGTAGTCATACTCACCTCATCATTTCAGACTGCAATTGAGACCGGCGATTGCCGGCAGGTCAGAATGGGACCAGCGGTTCGGGTTGGCGCCGGGCGGCGGCCGTCACTGGCCCGCCTCCGAATTCATGATTTCAACGTAGCGATGCTCGCTTTCGCGGCGGATGCGCACGAAGCCGCCTTTGACGAGCAGGCGCAGGCGGTAATCGGCGGCATTGCGGCTTGGCAGATCGGCGCGATCTGCAAGGACATCGAGGCTGGGCAGCACGCCGCCGCGCCCCGCGATTGCCACGAGCACCTGCAGCAGCTTGGCTTCCGGCCTTCCGGCGATTGGATCGGCCGGGGTTTCCTGCCGATGCGCCGCTTCACGGGCGCGCTTTTGCACGAAGTACCGAAATCCGCGTCCGCCTTCCTCGCGTTCCCGCAGCAGGAGGCACAGTCCCTGGTCGTGCCAGGTGCGCACCATTGCCGCCGTCGCCGCATTCAGGCTCACCGCAGGGCCCAACGCATAAGTCACGCGCTCGCCCGGCCGCGCGCACTGGAACTTTCGCTCCAGCTCGCACGCATCAACATAAGTCGTCAGCGCAGGGATGCGGTAATGCGCTTTCTCATGGCTGATCCGGCCCGACATCATCACGTCCCCCGCGGCAGTACGGCATAGAGCGCGCGAAGGCGTGCCAAAGACGCCTGCGCCTCGTCGATCTGGGTCATGATCTGGTCGCAGTCCTTTGCGCAGACCTTGCCGTCCCTCCCGGCTTCGCGCACGGCCGCTGCGATGTCGCCGAACTCGGCGCTCGCATCGACCAGCGCCTCGTTCAGGTTCATCGCTGCAACACCGACGTCGGGCAGGCGGATAACCACGTGGCCCAGCTCGGCCGCATAGGCCTGAAGGATCGGCGCACCATCGCCGCGCGAAAGGCAAACTTCATCCAGCGCCAGGCCGCAGTCCATTGGCGGAAAGACGACCTTGTTGCGGTTGTTCCAGTCGCCCGCCACCGATCTGCCGCGATTGGCGGTGATCCCGGCGCCGTCCACGCCGCCGCAACTGTCGATCGCCGTGCGGACCGCGCGCTTGATGCGCCCCAGGGCCGGGATCATGCAGCACCTCCACGGCCGAGGCTTGACGCCCCGGCCGCTTCGGCCATGCTTGGCGCTTCCACACAACCAAGCGAAAGGATGGGCCAGGAATGGCGGAAATTGACCGTGATCGGGAACTGGTGGAAATAGCGTGTTACCGCTGCAACCACGTCCTGAAGATACGTTTCGGTCGGCTCAAGGCGGACGAGGGTTTTGTCTGCCACGAATGTGCAACGCATAATGCACATGGCGATCTCGCGTTGGAGGATATGCTGGATGACGCTCTGAAGCGCCGCCGGCGTCGAAGGTGAAGCGGCGAGTTCCTCTAGCGAAACGAAGCTCGCAGCATATGCGTCGGCCCACTCGTCATCGAGCGTCATCGGCGGACAGATAACGGTTTCCCCCATCACGCGGCCCGTCCTTCTACACCGGACAAGTCTTTGGTTTGTCCGGTGGACCCGACCTGCTGCGTTGCGGCATTTACGTCCGTATGGACCTGTACCTCATTCTCGATGATGCCCTCGACCCAAGTCTCGGTCGGCACTCGGCCGTTCGTCGCCGTCTCTATGCGATGAGCCAGATCAAGGGCAGGTCGGAGACTGCGCTTGCATAGCCGGGAAACGGTCGCTGGCGTCGTGCGAACGCGCTCCGCGAAATCGACCTGCTTTTCTCCGGTCGCATCCAAATAGGCTTTGAGGGTCATCATGATCGAAGCTTTTACGCATTACGCAAACTTGCGCAAGACGAAAGTTGCGCCCGATGGCATGGATTACGATTGCGCAGCGCGCAATAATACATCCATGGAACGCAAAAGGCTCAAGGCTGCTCGTAAGCGGCTCGGGATCAATCAAGAAGAGATGGCGGAGCGCATGGGCGTGTCCGTAGCTCAGATATCGCGGTGGGAAAGTGGTAAGAATGGCATCCCGAGCCAGCGGATTGAGGCCATGGTCAAGGCCTACGGCGCAAGCGTTGCCGAACTATTCGATAGTGCCGAGATCTTTGAAGCGACAGGAGTTCCGCCCTCCAACGCTACGGTCGTCCAATATGAGGGCGCTGCGGATGTAGCGCTCAGACGGGATATTCCCGTTTATGGCACAACTCTTGGCGCTCCTGAAGAATTTGACGGCTCTGCGATCGAACAAACAATGCTCAATTCTGGCGAAATTATCGGATACTTGCCGCGTCCAACCGTACTTAATGGCCAAAAAGGCGCCTATGGCCTTTATGTTCAAGGGTCCTCGATGGCGCCGCGGCACGAGGATGGCGAAACTGTATTTGTTCAGGATGTGCGTTTCGGGAGGCCGCCGCGGATTGGTGATGACGTTGTTGTCTACTTAAGGGATTTTCAGGACGAGAATCCCGACCACGCTTCGGCGGTCGTCGTTAAGCGCTTGGTCCGCCGCAACTCCGATTTCGTCGAGCTTCAGCAGTTCAATCCACCCCTCTCATTCAAGATTGAAATGACCAGGGTGGTTCGCATTGATCGCGTCATCCCTTGGGGCGAGCTACTGTCCTGACGTAAAATTTCGCGTCACGCAATTTACGTCTTGCGCAATATTGCGTTGAGCGTAAAAAGACCTCCGACAGGCACACCCGCCTGCTGGAGGTTTTCATGCTTCAAGCTGCCGCAGATTTCCCGCACAGCGGGTCATTCGCTTACATGGACGATGTCGATGCCGATGGTAACGACATCGTCGAAAAGGTGCGCATCCTCGCGCACAAGCCCGAGGACCGCGTTCTCGTTGCGATCAAGTCCCGGCGTTATCCGGGCGAGATCGCCAGCGGCAACCGCACCGTCCGCCTGCAGTCGCTGCGCCCGACCGAACAGGCCAGCCCCGTTTCCCCTCCCAAGCCCTCGGGTCGCACCAAGGGCCGCCGCCGGTGAGCGTCGCACTCGCCCCCCACGACGCTGCCGGCGGCAACGTCTCTTCGGAACTCACGCGCCTGGGCCTGCTGGCCGAGGAAGTGAAGGAAGCACAGGAGAACCGGCGCCGCGCCGGTGACGGACTCCTCGCCGCGCAGGAACGCCTGCGCAATGCCACCGCGCAGGTCGAAGCGGCGGAAGCCCGCTTCCGCGAGGCCTGCCCGGTTGCATTCGGCATCATGCCGAACCGGGCGAACACGCACCCGGTAGAGGACTGGATCGCCCAGCGCTGCGACGTTTCCGACCGACTGGCGGCAACCCGGTCCACGCACCTCTACCGCGACTTCATCGAATGGGCCGTGGCGACCGGCCTGCCCCAGTGCGAACCCGCGCGCTGGCCGCAGACACGCTTCGGCCGCGAACTGACTGACCGTGGCTTCGCATCGCGGAAGAATGGCGGCGGCTATACGCTGCGCGTCGGCATCCGCTTGCGCGGCGAGGCATAGGGGCAGGCCGATGGCTGAGGAAAACCTAAACTGGCTCCCGATGACTGACATCGGAAACGCAGCTCATTTTGCAAAGCGATGTCATGCTGCGTCTGGCGCTGATCTGGACGGCTTCTACATCCATAAAGGCCGTCCCATTCCGACAGTGATCGCGGACGACCCACTGATCAATGCAGCTTCACCCGAATTTCTTGCATATCGCGATCGCCTCTGCCGTGAATTCGGCGAACTGCGTTGCGCTGAACGGAAATGCCATGGCTGCCTTCGCGTGTTTGATTATGAGGGTCGTCGCCACTTCTTCACGCATCTCCGGATCGAACCTGTAGGAAAATCGGGGGATGCCAATGGCGTCATCCTCACCGTTCCCGAGCGCTTGGCCCGCTGCTCCCAGCAGTGCGAGCGCAGCCCCGATCGCCTCTCCGGGCTTAAGCGTGCAGCGTGCTGCAGCGCCCTTCCCGATGGAAAGGCGCACCTCGCCATCTACCGGTACGACTTCGAACATCGGGTTTTCGGGCTTGTTTCCTGCCAACTGCTATCTCCTTCGGGTTCCTGTATCCCCCCGAAGGTAGCCGAAGCCGGGGAGAGTGAAACCCCTCTCCCCGGTGGAGGGCAGGCCGATGACTGAGCCGCTGCCTACCATCGCCCAGATCGCTGCGGAGGAATACCGGCTTCGCGTTTCCAGCGCAGATCGCAAGGTCGCAATGGGCGTGCTTTCCCAGGACCGCGCTGACGCACTGATCGCGCCCTGGCAGTCGATTGCGCTGCTTTCGTGGGCCGCCGTTCCGGAACTGGCCTTCCCCCTCGCCGAAGCGCGCCGCGCGATCGTCCACTACCCCGGCGGGGGCAAGCCTGCCGTGCACGATCATCTGATCGACGAGGACCTCGCCCGCGTATTGCTGGCAGGCGACATCTGCGGACCGAACGTTTGGGGGCCCACGCTCTCGAAAGCTCGGGACGCGGCGCTGGCGAAAGCCACGACGCCGGAGAAGATCGACCGCGCCCGCAACCTCTGCCGACTGGCTCGCGCCCTGGAAGTGCCGCTGACGCTGGCATCCTGCACGCCGCCAACCGTCGCAAGGCCCGAAAGGAAAGCCGCATGAAACACGAGGACCCCGCACACCTGCGCGCTTATTTCATCGGCGAAGAGGAAATGGCGGGCGCAAGGCGCGGTCCCGTTTCGGGATTGCTTGGCCAGTGGAAGGAACTCTGGCGCTCCGCCCCTACCGCAGTGCGCCGCGAACTCGTCGATCTGGCCTGCGCCACGCCCCTGCTCTGCGGCATGTTCTGGCTCCTGTGGATCGCGTTGCCATGAACGACGCCGAACGCCGCCGCATCTTCGGCCCGCTGCGCCCGATGGGCGAGCCTTCGCTGGCTGAAACGGGTCGCTCCAAAGCCCGGATGCGCCTGCTCATTGCCTTCGGCACCGCCCTGGTGGGGGCGATGCTTACGGGTTCAGTCCGCTGGATCGGGATCTGATCCGGGCCCGCCGCCACCAGGCACACCAAGACCAATTCCGAAAGGACCAACCATGACCGATCCCACGGCGCCCGTTGCGCTGCCTCTCTCCAGCCTCAGGCCGGGGCTGAATCCGCGTCGCTACTTCAACCAGCGTGCACATGATGAGCTGGTAACCTCGCTCCGGCTGCGCGGCATGTTGCAGACGATGCTGGTCCGCCCTGCGCCGGAAAGTGAAGAAGGCTACCTGATCGTCAACGGCGGCCGCCGCTACCTCGCGGCGCTGGAAGCCTTCGGCAAGGATCACGCCGTGCCGGTCCTGGTCCGGGAAATGTCCGATCAGGAGGCGCTGGAAGCCGCGATCGACGAGAACGATTGCCGTGACGACGCCTCAGAAACCGAACAGGCAGACGCCGCCGTTCGCGTGCTGGCAGCATGCCAGGGCGACAGGGCCGAGGCAGCCCGCAGGCTTGGATGGTCGCAAGCGAAGCTCGAACGTCGCCTTGCGCTGGCGAACCTGTGCGAGCCGGTCAAGGTCGCCCTCGACGAGCGCCGGATCAAGGTCGGGCATGCCGAGTTGCTGGCCGCGGTGCCGGGCGACAAGCAGGAAAAGGCGCTCGAAACGATCCTGACCGCCGCGCTCGATGTGAACAAGACCCGCGAGCTGCTGATGCGCGTGACACAGAGCCTTGCCGGCGCACCGTTCGACAAGAGCGAATGCACGACATGCCCGTTCAATTCCGCTTCGCAGCGAGCGCTGTTTGAAACCCATGTCGACGATGGGCACTGCACCAATCCCGGCTGCTACCAGCTGAAGAGCGAAGCGGCGGCAGCCAGCAAGCCTGCGCCGGAGGCAGAACAGCCGGCGAAGGGCAAGGGCAGAGCGAAAGCGACCGGCAAGGCCGCCCCGACCGCTCCCGATACGCCTGCTCCTGAAACGCCCGCACCCGAAGCGCCAGAGCACGATGCGCCCGCACCCGCTGCTAAGACGGCGCCCAAGAAGCAGGCGGTCACTGCAAGGAGCCTTGCGGCCCGCGTCACCGACATTCGCGATAGCGCCTGGCGCGCCGCGCTCGTTCAGGCCGCAGAGGGTGACCCGGAAGTCATGGCCGCTTTCGAGGCATGCCTGCGCGATTCATGGAAGGTCGATCGCGGCTTCCTCGGCCGCTTCAACAAGGACGAGCTGAAGTTCATCGCTCAGGAGTGCGGCCTCGTTGCCCACATGGGCGAGAAGCAGTTCGCGAAGCTGCTGCAGGCGACCACCGAAGGCATCATTTCCGGGATGCTGCATGCAACCGGCTTCGATTGGGCGGGGCGCCTGCCCAGCGCCATGACGATTGACGGCAAGTTCGGCAGCCCTCCGGCGCTCCTCCCCATTCCCGAAACCACCGACAAGGATTGATCGCCATGCTGATCACCAGCCTGCTGCCCTTGCTGTCCCGCTACTCGCTCGGCTTCGATCTTGCTGCCGGTGCCGACAGCTCGGTCACGCTCACCATCATGCCGCGCAAATCCGAAGGCGCGAAGAACGCACCCAGCGTCGTCGAACTCCAAGCCATTTCGATTACCGCGACCCCGGCCGAGATAGACGCAGAACTGGCGCTCGGCGAGGCTGGAGCGCTCGGCCAATTGGTCATCGCGCGCAAGGCCCTTGGCGATCAACTCGCCGAACAGCGCCAGCAGGCCGAGGCCGCGAAGACCAAGGCCAAGCCCGCACCGACCGCCGCAAAGGCCTCTTCTGCCCCGGCCAAGCCGGAGCCGGCGAAGGCGGCTGCCCCCGAACCGAAACCCGGTGAGCCCGCCAGCCTCTGGTGATCCGCACCAGCCTGACCTTCACCCCACAGCCCGGAATCTCCCATGGAAATCAACCAGCTCACCCGCGCATACCGTTACGACGGCATCGATCTGCCCCGTGCCGCCCCATCTCGCCGGCGATGCCCAGGGCCTGCGCGCCTATCACGCCACGCTCTACCCCGCGATCCTCAATGCCGAGATGGTCGACGCGGGGCGTGACCGGGACGGTCCACGTCACCGAGTATCGCCGCGCAGTCGGCACCAAGGGCTGATGATGCCGCCGCACAGCGCGGCGATCCCGCCCGCACCCCGCAACACCCTCCTCGAATGGATCGACAACGACGATGGCAACGCGCCCGCTCTCTCCTACCCCGCCACCAGCGCCCAGGTCGCAGCGCTTCACGCGCGCATCGTCGTCGCGCCGGATGACGGCCGGAACGAACTCCGGGAACCGATCCAGCCCCCACCCGGACTGCGCCTCGCGCCGCTCGGCTGATCTTGCCGGTCGTTCGGTTGGCATCTCGGCCTGCGTTCCTGCTGCCTTCGACGCCCCGCTTGCGCCGCATCACAAGGCGATCGGCCGATGGGTGGCCACCCGCGAAGCTACCGCGCACGGCTACACCCGGCACGAAGCCCGCCGGCACATAGAGCGGACCTTCAACAGCGCCGTGCTGGAAGCCCTTGCGGGCATCGACCTCGCCGACCTTCAGGTAACCGTCCTGATCGGAGAGAATGGCAATCCGCCGGCGCTCGCGGTGATCTGCGACAGCATCGGCCAAATCGACATGGGCTGGATCGAGAAGTCCAACGTCCTTTCGGGCGCCCTGTTTTCGTCGGTCGCCCCGCTGTCCTGGCGCGCCACCGCCTATCGCGCGCTCCTGCAGTCCATCGGGCATGCGCTACCTGTCATGTCGTTCGAGGACCTCTTCGAGGAAGTCTCGGCTTACTACTGGGACGGCGAAACCGAAGACGAGGCAGCCCGTGCATCCTTGATGCAATGGCGAGGGCACGACCCGGCCGATCTGGACGATATGCCGATGCCTTCTGGATTGAAGGCGCAGCGTCCCGATTGGATGCTCACCGAAAATGCCGCGCCGCTCAAGCAGCTGCCCCGCGATCTCTGCATGCGGCTGCGCGCGCTGCGGAAGGCAGTCGAGGCCATCAGCGATGTTGATCGTGCGAGCAACGCTTGGGTCTGCGAATTTGACCAGGTTGCCCACTATCTCCCCGGATATCAGGACGTCTCCTACCTGCCGCCGATGACACTTGTGCCGTTCGACCACTTCGCGCGCGAACTGGACGATGTCTGCCAGGTCGGGATGCAGGAAGGCTTCATGAACGTCGCGGGCCTGCGCCCGATTACCGACGTGGCGATGATCGACGCCTGGTTCACGTCGCTGCGCCTGGGCGCCGACCTGCTGCGCGCCGCCCAGACCCTGATCGACTTCGATCCCGCGAAACCCCGAGGCTGACCATGGCGATCCTTTCTACCGAATTCGAAGCGACCGCGGGCGGCATGGTGCTGACCAACGCGATCCTGCTCTACCGCAGCGAATCCCAGCGCGGCCGCGCGCCGAGGCCGGGCGAAGAAGCGTTCGCCAGCCTGCACGCCATCGAAGACGAAGCGGGCAAGCCGACGATCGCCGCCGGCGAACCGCTGTCCCGCGCCCAGCTGCGCCAATGGACGGAAGCGCTGGGCCGCAACGCCGCACCAGAGATCCTTCCGGACAACGTGCTGGTCTATCACCCCGATATGCTGGCCTGGTGGATTCCGGCGCAGACGCGGCGGACCTTCTTCGACCTTGCCCGGCCGCTGGAAGGCCTCAAGGTGCTGGGCCAGCGCACAAGCGTGGAAGTGCCGTTCCCGGCGCACGTCTTCATCGCAACGCCGCGCGGCCTTGGCGTCTATGCCCTGCCTGAAAGCAAGCGGCCTGACGCGGAGACGCCCGCGCTGTTCTCGCCGGTCCTGAATGTGTTCTTCGAAGGTTCGCTGTGCTGGGGCAACATCCGGAAGCCGAAGGCGCTGAACGTCGCGGCTATCGCGGAATACGAACGCGCCGTGTTCGACTCTTGGTCCACGCATCCCAACCCGGGGCAGGAACTGGTGGTCACCGGCAAGGGCGGACTCGTCAGGCTCTGGGATGATCTGGCGGCACGCAAGGCAACCCGTTTTCCGGTCAAGCGTCTGAAGCGGTTCGACACCAGCATTCGGACCAAGTCGGCAACGCCCCGGCCGATGACGGTGGGCCAGCTGATCGCGAAGGGCGTTTCGGCATGAGCGCGCTGGCCCTGGACCCGACCGCCGCCGCGGTTCTCGATGCGATGCCGTGCTATCCGGTGCCGCCCAGCGGTGGTTCGCCCGTCATCGATGCGCTGCGCACCGCGCGCGCCGGGCAGGGCCTCGCGATCGGCCGCACCGGCGTGATGCTCATCCTCCGCCGCCCCTGGCTGGAACTGGACGTGCCCATCACCCCGCCGATCGAGGCTTATCTACCCTACGGCAACGCGGGTGAGCCTCGGGCAGACCTGCGCTGCGGCCTGATCCCGCATGAATACCGCAGCCGTATTCTGGAGCATTTCCGCGCAGCGCTGCCGAACGAGGCCGCCGCCTTCGTGATCTGGAACGAAGCGACCAGCGCCTTCGCGCTGGAATTCCCGGCGATAGACGAAGCCACGCCGTCGCGCCTCGTCTATCGGCCGCCAAGCCTGCCGCACGATTGCCACGTCGTCTGTGACCTCCACAGCCATGGCCGCAGTCGCGCCTTCTTCAGCGCCACCGACGATGCGGACGACGCGCACACAACGAAAATCTCGATCGTCTTCGGCCGGATCGATCACGCCGACGGTCCTGTGATGGCGGCGCGCTGTGTGCCGGCGGCATGTTCTTGCCCCTGCCGCGCAGCCCTTTCGCAGGAGATCACGATGCAGCCTGACACAGCCAATCGGCACTACCTCCCGGCCGGGTTCGACGACCGCGCGATCAGCGTTCTGCTCGTCGGATGCGGTGGCAACGGCTCGCAGATGCTCATGGGCCTTGCATCGCTGGACACGGCGCTGCGCGCCATCTCGTCACGGTCGCTGGATGTGACGGTGGTGGATGACGACACCGTCAGCGAGGCGAACCTCGGCCGGCAGCCCTTCTATCGCTGCGACCTGGGCAATTCGAAGGCGCGAACGCTGACCGAGCGCGTGAACCTGGCGCACGGTCTGAATTGGAAGGCGGTGCATGGCCGCGTGCCCGGCGCCGTCAGCGTGAAGGGCATCGATATCCTCATCACCTGCGTAGACACCGCAGCCGTGCGCCGCGCGATCGGCGCCCAGCTCGTCGAAGGGCGCAGCTGCCCCCGCTACTGGCTGGACCTGGGCAATCGCGCTTCGGACGGACAATTCCTCATCGGTTGCCCCGAGCCTTCCGCCGGCAAGACGGACCAGCGCCTGCCGACCGTGATGGAATACTTCCCCGAGCTGGCCGACGACAGCGCGCCCGAAGACGATGCGCCTTCGTGCTCGGTCGCCGAGGCGCTGGAGCGTCAATCGCTTTTCGTGAACCGGGTCATCGCCAGCCATGCGCTCGCGCTGCTGTTCGACCTGCTCGGCCGAGGATCGATCAGCCATGCCGGCGCCTTCATCAACCTCGCGAGCGGCCAGACTGTGCCGATCGCACTTCCCCGAACTCCCGACCTGGAGAAAGCTGCATGAGCACCTTCACTATTCTTTCTGTCTGCCCCGAGACGGGCACAGCCGAATACCTGGAAGAACTCCGGAACAGTTGGCACGGAGCTATCATCGCCTGGGAACTGGTGTGGAACCGCTACGGCACAAAGCTCCACGAGTATGACGGCGCGCTCTCGAACGGCGCCGAAGACGGCCGCCTCTGGGAACTTCAGCGTGATCAGCGCATGTCTCGCGCCGAGCGGGTAGTGTTCTGCCTGACTTTCACGCGCTTTTACGTGAAGCAGCAGGATTTTCCGCGTTTGGCCGACGACATCGGAGATGCGTTCGGAGGAAACCCGCCGGGCCACTGGCCCCACCTGGTTAAGCTTTTGCACTCTCAACCCGACGTACCGGCGCTGGGTTTCTGGTGGACCAGCGTCGCAGAGAATCCCTTTGCCGGTGACTGGAACGAGGAGCGGGAGGAATACGACCCGATCGATCCGAACATGATGGTCAACGTGTACGAACACATCACGAACCTCGAAAGTGAGTTCGTATGAGCCGCATCGAACAGATCGGCGCGGCTACGCTCTACCTCGGTGACGCCTACGAGATCCGACCCACACTCGGGTTCTTCGACGAGGACGTGATGGATCCGCAGTACAAGTTCGATAACTCGGGCGGCGGCGCGTTCCGTAAGGCACGCGGCGCCAGCGACCAGATCGTGACGGAAGGGCTCGACCAGGGCTTTGACCACTCGATCATCAACCCGCTGCAATGCGGCGGTGTCGTCGTGTTCTGCCACAACGATCAACTGCACGAGCTGCTGCCCTTCATCGCAGGGCTGTTCCCGCGTTACGTCGTAAACTTCTGGGCGAAGCCGAACCCAGCGCCGCACCGGAACAAACACTACCTCGCCGACACCGAGCCCTACATCCATGCCTGGAAAGAGGGCTGCCATCCAGTGGGCAGCCACCACGACATGCACCGCTGGATCGAGGCGGCCTCGATGCCGTCCAAGGTCCATGGCCACCCGACAGTCAAGCCGGACGCAGTGATGAGCAAGATCATCCGGAACCTCTCCGGTACCAGCATCTGCGACCCCTTCATGGGAACCGGAAGCACTGGCGTAGCGGCGATCGGGGCGGGCAAGCGGTTCGTCGGCATTGAGCGAAACCCCGCTCATTTCGACACTGCGTGCCGCCGCATCGAGGGAGCCGTCACGAGGGCCGCGACATGAACCTGCTCGCCCCCGCCACGGACTGGACCAACCAGACCAACGAAGAGCGTGCGGAGGCATGTGCCGCGTTCCTCTTCACCTTCCGGCTTCTCGGCCCGGCCGACCACTACCGCACCCAAAACCAAATACGCGCCCGCGCCAACGCCCAGCGTGAAGAGCGAGCGAAAGGGAGCTCCCATGTCTGATCTGCACGAAATGGCAAAAGCAGCAGCTGATGCAACGGTACCCGAGGACAGCGAAGGCTACAGCCGCGAGAAATGGTTCATTGCTCGTGACGCGGCGCTTTTCGCTCGCCAAGCCTTGATGCCCACCCCTGCCGCCGGTGATGTGGAGGCGGTGGCGAGGAAGATGGCTGCTGGCGAAGGGCTCATTTATGACGAGGTCTGCGGCTACGACACTGACGCCGAGGAATGCAACAGCAACACCTGTATAGCGGCCCACTTCGAGGATCACGACTCCGACGTTGCCCGGGCCATGTACGATCGCCTCGCCCGCGCCGCCATCGCCGCAATGCAATCCCGGAGCGCCGAACCTTTAAGCGGTGCTCAACAGTTGCCCATCATGCGCACCGCGTTCCGCACGACGCTTAGCGGCTCTGGCAAATACTCGATGCAGTTCGAGTTTCGCGACCTCGCCACCCTCCATTCCGCTGATTACGAATGGCTCAATTTCAGGAAGGAAATTGAATGCTCGATTGGTGCCGCTGCTGCTGGCGTTACTTCCACCGCTGCGATTTCGACTGACCCCGCCGAACCTGCGGGCGAGGAGCCGGTGGCGTACCACTATAAGGTCCGCGAGTACGGCAAGGTCGTATCGTATTCATTCGAGTATGCGGAAAACCGGCGGTCTGAGCTTCGTGCCAACGAAACCGAAACCCCGCTCTACGCTCACCCCGCCACCCCGACCAATCCCGAAAGGTTGGTGGTTGAGAACACGGATGGGGAGTTCGTGGCCAGCTTCGCAACGAAACTACTGGCAGACTTCTTCGTCGAAGATGGCGGAGGGTGCTACCGCCACCGCGCCGCGCCCGTGAACGATCGGGGAGAAGGCGGATGACCACCAAGCGCCGCCTGGTGCCGGAAAGCGAGGTCCGGCGCGTGCTGGACCTGTTCCGGGACTACGGCCTGCCGATCGGCTCCGTTGACATCCGGGGCGACGGCGTGACTATCCACCCCCCTGCGGCAACGTCAGGGAATGCATATGACGCCTGGAAGGCGAAGGACCAGAATCGTGAGCGGACTGCACGTCGTTAGCAAGACCCGGAAGGCGGGCCAGCGCTGGTACGTCTACGCCTGGCGAGGCGGCCCCTGCATCTACCAGCAGGACGGCGCGCGGCCGGTCATCACGCCGGAGATCCTCGGCGCTCAGCAGCGCGCCTTGCAGGACAGCTTCGGTGCACAATCCGAGGACGATATCGACGCGATCATTGCTGGCTATGAGGCCAGCCCCGACTTCACTACGAAGAAGGACAGCACCAAGCGGGACTACCGCCGCTGGCTGACGCGGATTTCGGAGCGATTCGGTAACACCCCCCTCTCCGCTTTCGAGGATCGGCGCATGCGCGGCGATATCATCGAATGGCGCGATCTATGGCAGCACCAGCCCCGGACCGCCGACAAGGCATCCGTCATGATGGCGACACTGCTGGGCTGGGCCGTCGAAAACGGCAAGATCGAGATCAACGTTGCTGCCGGCATCAAGCAGCTGCACCGCGTGAATAAAGCGGATCAGGTCTGGGAGGATCGGCACTGGCAGGCCGTGCGAGCGGTGAAGGACTTCCCGGCACACATCATGGATGCGCTGGAGTTGGGCCAGCTGACTGGCTTGCGACTCGGAGACTTGGTCCGCCTTGATTGGAAGTGCGTAGGCGACAAGGCCATCATCGTCGAAAAGACCGGCAAACGCGGCGGCCGCGCCGTTATTCCGATCTATGACGACCTGCGGAAATGGATCGATGCCCGCACGGACGAAAGGACCGGCACTGTCCTGAAGAACAGTCGTAAGACCGCCTGGACGGATAGCGGGCTGGAAACCGTGTGGCAGCGCCGCAAGCCGGAAGGCTTTGACCGCGTGATCCACGACCTGCGCGGAACGTTCGTGACCAAGCTCGCTATCAAGGGACTGACTGACGAGGAGATCGCGAAGATCATCGGTTGGACCGCCAAGCGGATCGCCGAAATTCGCGCCCGCTACGTCGATGAAGCTCGGGTGATCATCAGCCTTGCCGAGCGCCTGTCCGCCTGA